AGAAATTAAGTTTCTGTCATTAGATCATATTAATGGCCATGAGAATGAATGTAGAAATAAACATGGGCATTATTTAGGTGGCACTCAGTTATATTTGAAATTAAAGAGAATGAAATACCCGGAAGGGTTTCAAGTTCTTTGTTTTAATTGTAACTGTGCGAAAGGATTCTATGGAGTATGTCCGCATCAAGAAAAAGTTGAACCAAATTAATGGAGAAAAAAAAATGACAGAAGAAAAAGAAGTGAAAAAGAAGATAGTTGATTTAACCTACTCGAAGAATCAGAGGAAGACCCCGATGAAGGAGGTTATTAGACCGGATGGTACAAAGCAGAAGGTGCCCTTCTCGCATTGGAGAAGGACGGTTCTTAATGATCCCCTAGGAGCGACGGCACAGGCGGCTTCCAAGGCGAAGGATCCTGACTTGGAGAAGATCAGAGTAGAGACCATTCCTGTTAGGGCCTTTATCGATGCTCCGGTCAAGGATTCAGAAAAACCGATTACACCGACTCAGTCACCTACTGCAAGTCAGACTCTGGTGTCGAATGTTAAAACAGAAACGGCTAAGAGGATAGGTTTTAGATCTGCGGAACATGGGAAAAATCGAGGAAAAGAAGCATGAATCTGAATCCTAGTGACGTGATAAAGAGACCTAAGTTTCTCACCTCTCTTAGGCGGCCCGGGTATGACATAGAATTTCATCCCAGAGCAAATAACAAACCTCTTGGCTGTCAGGTAGGAAAGCATCCGATTCTAAGAAGGATAATAGGACCTGGAGGCATTCCTCATCTCTACTGCCCCAAATGTGGCTCAAGCGTCGCCGAAGGTTTGCATACCGGGATTTGGAGTAAGGATGACATCCAACGTCTTTCCAAGATCAAGCAGGGGATGTACTCCGCTGAGAAGTACGGTAAACCTAAGACCAAGAAGGAACTGATGGAAGAGGCTTGGAGGAAGTATCAAGAGACCAGAAGTCAACGAAGTGAACGGATGTCCGCTTCAATAGAACAGTTCGTACATGAGCGGTTGCTTGATCAGTGAGCATTTCTTCTAAACCGACCAGGTTTCTCTATTTCGAGGTAGCAAGGCTTAGGACCCTATTCGATAAGAGGCCAGAAATTAGGGATGGCATCATAAAACGTTATCAGGAAGTCGTGAAGGAGCTGGATTCTAGAGGAGCAAAATTCTTTTGGAATCCTCATCCGATTGACCAATTTATGGATTTGAAAAAGGCCTTCATCAGACCCAATAAACCGGCTTGGAGGATATTTACTCCGGAAGAAGTCTTTGGCATTTCAGGATTTGAACTTCCGGTTCTAGTCGACATCAAGATAGACGGGATGAGGCTACAGATTCATAATGATAACGGGGTCCAGATCTATTCGGAGGATGAGGGACTTAATAAGACCCATAAATTCAAGGAGCCTTTGGAGGATATAAAGAAGATTCCGGAAGGGACTATCCTAGACACTGAAGGAGTTCTAGTCACTGACGGGCAGGTACTTCACAGGACCAGTTTCATAGGTTATGTTAATGGGAAGGGGTTTGACGAGGAGAAGGACAAGCAGGCTGAATTTTGGGTCTTTGACGTGCCCAAATGGGGAAACAAGGATCTTACTGATGAACCATTGTCCGTTCGGTTGTCCTATCTCAAGAAGATACCGGAATGTAAACACTTGAAGATATTCAAGGTCGGGGAAGAGGCTTTCATTTGCAAGACGAGAGAGGAGGTTCTAAGTGCGATCAAAAGGGTTGCTGGAAAGAAAGGATCAGAAGGAGCAATGATTAAGGTCCTTTCATCCAAATATGTCAAGGATGTTCATAATAAGGGTTGGATAAAACTCAAGAACCTAAAGGAAGTTGACTGCTTAGTTGTTGAAATCGAACAGCCCAAACATCAGAAGGGTCCATTGGAAGGTAAACCGGTTGAAGGGGTTTATAATTACCATGTCGCGGCAGGTCCATACTCCGAGACAGACGGCAAGGTTCTCTTAGACGAGGTTCCGACCAAGGTTAGGGATCGTGGGGGAAAGGTCTATGCTTATCTCGGGAAGACCTTTAACACGGAGATAAAGGTCAAGGTCGGGGACATCATACGGATATGGTCACCGGAAATCAACAAGTATCAGGTAAAGCAATCAAACTTGTTTACCTATGGAATATACGAGCCTAGAGTCTTGGAATGGGTTCATGAGAGAAATATACCGGACAGCCTCAACGTGCTCAATAGGCTAGTTGAAGAGACTTCTGGTCAACATCCCCGGGCGGTAAAGGGGGTTGAAGGTTCAACTCTTGCAGATTATGAAGCACTGGCTAAACCGGGCGAACCATTACCCGACAAATATTACAAATTCCATTCTGGTGTTAAGGATCCTAAATTCGTACTTCAGAGACATTATCCTATTGGCGAGAAGGTTCCAATAAAACCGGGTGAAGAAGTTCCTCAGATGCACAAGGGTTTTGTAGTCGAATATGACGAGAAACATCCAGAAGCATTTAGGAATTTTATGGCTGACCTGATGGACCAGTTCGAGGAATTGGAAGCCGACGAGCGGGTCAAGATTGAGAAGAGCTCATTTGGAATTCTCTTTTCTAATCTGATAACCAAGATGCGAGACCATTTGGATCTTAGATTAGAAATAAGCGATACCGTGTTAGTCGGGGTCACTATTCATCCACCAGTTCCCGGAGGCATAACCGCTTGGGATGCCTTCAAGTCTAGGATGGAAGGGGAAGAGAAGACTCAGGTCACCCCCAAGTATGAACATCCTCACCAGTGGCTGACTCGAGAAGGGGAGTTAAGATTTCCTACTCGTCATGAAAATCAACCTGAGCAGACAGCCCATTATCTGGAAGTTGCCAGGATGGACATTCTAGATTCTGGTTCGGTGAGATTTGGTGTCCAGCGGGAAGACCTCCATGAATTCTTCTTCCACGGTAAAACCCTTAAGGGTCGTTGGGTAATAAGGAAGTTGAAGATCGGAACCGAGGCCGCCCATTGGACTTGGTTACTCATGAAACCCTCAGATCAGAGGCCCCTAGACCCAGTTCTCCATAGGGATAGTGGGTACATTAAGATAGATAGAGTTTCTCAGCCGACAACGGAAGAACGAGAAGCGATTGAGGAGGAAACAAGAAGTGCCCGGGAAGAAAGAGGACAGGCCGTTTAGAACTATGAGACAGGAATTAGTGACTTGCCCAATTTGTAAGCACGTCATGGTTAAAGGTGAACATTGTCCTAATTGCGAATTTCCTGAAATGGTGGCAAGTGACTAAACCTTCTTTCCATATATGCTCATAGTAAGAGCGATTTGAATCTTGAATTCTAAGGCCATTAGTTCCTTTAAACCAGTAATGCTAAGATTGATGAGGATCCGTTTCTTTATCGGGTTGATTCTTAAATGCCCTCCAACTCGTCTTCTCGTATCTGGTTGGTTTTCCATCACATGTCTTCCTTTGGGAATTTTAGGCCGAATTAAAATTCGTGGAGTTAAGACGAGTAAACCATCCATTCCCATTCTTTTGATTAGGGCATAGAAACCAGAGGTCGACATATTCAATTGGAGAAGGTTGAACTTTTTGTGAAGTTGATAACAGGTGGAATCGGGGTATTCCCTAACAAGTTTTAGGATGACACACCTTTCAAGCATGAGGCGGTGTTTAATTATCCCCAATGAACTGGGCCACCTTGTTAAGGATAATTCTAAGATCATGGAAGTCTTGAGAAGTCAAACGGAGAACATCGATGCCGAATGATTGGATATAGACGTCTCGTTCGGCATCCCGTTCCGCCTGTCCCGGTATAGCGGTATGGAAGATACCATCTACTTCTATATCTAATAGGTTAACATAATCGAAGAAGTCCAATTTGTAGAAGGATCCTTTAGGGGAAGGAAAGGGAAAATTATGGATGAAGTCATTCTCACGATCTAGGAGGGTTAAGACACCAAAGGTGCTTTCTTCCAGCGAAGACCAGCAGTTGATGAAGTATCGTCTAGACACATTTCCTGAATACTTGATGAACGCCCGTTCCTTTCGGGAAGTAGGTGGCATGGGTCGCTTGATCGCCTTCAAGAATGCTCGATAACCATTGAACTTCCTCATGATCATGCCATAAAGGAAAGGATCCTGTTTCTTGACCCTCTGATATCTAGGACTGTGTTTGCGATCTGGGAAGAGAAGACAGAAGCGATCCCTAACCTCTTGTCTACTCATTTTTCTCTTTGAATTTTTTGACAAATTCCATCATGCCTATGAAGATGTCCTTTTTCTTTGACTTACCTAACAATTCCCCGATGTACCAGAAGTCGGAGTATTCCTTTGTAGTCAGATCTAGGAGAAGGTTCTTGCCCTTAGGTTTATCCTTATTCTGGAGCAAGCTTAACCCCCTCTTTAATCTTCTTCTTGATATAGTCGGTGAATGCCTCTTCAACAGCATCATAGAGCTTGGTTCCAGCTAGATTGGAAGTGAATTTGAATTGGGTCCAAAGAGGTCCATCCACTTCGACCATCGCCTTCTTCCTTGTCAATTCAAACCAACTCTTAGAATTTAATACGTCAAACTAGTTAATAAACTTTAAAAATTTAATGGGTGGGTATATTAGCGGTCGGACCCTTAGGGTAACTACGCAATAGAGTGAGCAAGCATGGCTTTGGACGAACAAGGGGAAGGCCTGTCAGACACCCTTTCCGGAGAAGTTTCTGATTCGGAAATCTACAGGCATCCCCTCGTTCAATCACTCTTAGATGCTCTACCTCAACCTCTTGTCCGCATTCCTTGGTCCCTATCTTTTCCGATCAGCAAGCAGATGCAGGATGAAGACAAGATCATTATAGCTGGTTACGCCTCGGTCGAGGTCATTGATTCCCAAGGCGAACTAATACCTCTTCCGGTTTTGAAGGAAGCATGGGAGAAGTTCAAGGCCAACAAATACTTTGCGACCGGTTCTCTCATGCACACCAACATTCCGGTCATTCGGATCCTAGACGAGTACAAAGACCTTAAAGGCCAGGTCTGGAAAAGTGGCGTAGACGACACCGGTCTTTTTATTGTGGCCGAGGTTCGGAATGACATTGAGAAAGGTAAGCAGACTATTGAACTAATTAAGATCGGGCAATTGACTGGTTTTAGTATAGCCGGAGAAGCATTGGCTTCTTCAACTGTTTGCGAGGGAAAGTGCTATACTAGAATAGACAAGATGGAACTTCATGAAATAGCCGTGGTTGACAGACCAGCGAATCAGCCTTCGGTTTTTACTATCGTCAAATCCGAGGGTTTAAGAAAGCTGGAAGAACTTACCTCCCTTCTCCCAAATCTGATAATCAGCCCGGGCGTGGCAAAGATTGCCGGTTCGATTGCTGAAAAGGGGGAAGGGCATGACTTTGACGTTCTCATTTCGGCGACTAAAGGATCCTTTGTCGACCGGGCGATTCAGACGAGGATCTTTAACGAGCTCCGAAAGGTTGGGAAGGAAGACCTTTGGAGGGACGTTCATATCATTCACGAACCAGAGGGTTTAGGACCCTTTACGGATCATTTGAACCTATACGATCTGGTTCTACTTCGTTCTCCTCAGGAGAGGAAAAAGATGATTATTCCCGACGAGGAATTAAAGGTCTTGGCCTGTTCATCTGAAGAGAAGGGGTCGGAATTCATCTGTCCCATTTCGGTTTCAATTAACAAACTTGACAAGGCGATTGGAATGATTCAGAAAAGGAATATCGAGAAGTTGACCAGAGAAGAGATCGAGAAGGAATTGACTGATCTTTTCGCTGAAAGGAAGCGTATCATGAATACCCTCTACCCGGAAGTGAAAATAGTCCAAGGTGAGAAGGACCGG